TTTCTTTTGAGGTCTCTATCAGGTTCGAACTGATGACTCCGGGTTACAAAGCCGGGATATTACCAACTATACTAAGAGACCAATATAAAACAAAAAACCCGAGATTTTTAAGTCTCGGGTTTTATATTCCTTTTATTATGTTAGTTAAACGTTTTTAACTCATAAGTGAAAATACCCTCGACTGTTTTGGCGTAATATAGCTAAACGACCACTGATTGTTCGGCTTGTTACAAAGGACCATATGTCTAAGAGTTGTTTTCATTTTGGTTATAAATATATCGTTGTTTCTAAAAAGTTTTAATTCCTTTACAAATATACTAATCTTTTTTTAATTGACAAGTGTTTTTTTAAAAAATTAAGCGTATCCGTATTTTTCTTTAAATTTTGGATTTGGTTTTTTAATTCCATTTACAGTTATATACCTTGGTATTGTTTGAGGTTTTTTATTTTGTGTTAAATGTGTACCTTGTTTTTCACCATGACCTCCACCTTCTCCATGTCCTTCACCATGACCAACTACTCCTCCTGCAGCGGCATGAGCAACTTTATGTTGTACATCATGTTTTACTACATGTTTTGCAAAATGAACACCTTCATGTCCAATCACCCTTTCTAATTGGGCTAAAACTCCACTTACTGTAGAAATTCCTGATTTCATTGTTTGGAGACCTTTAGCCATGGATGGTATTTTTTTTGATAGTATTGCAATTCCTTTTTGCAATTGTGGAGTAATCGCCTTCATAATTGCCCCAGCATCTTTAAAAAGAGGTTTTATATATTGAAATAATTTTGGAGCTTTTTTTGCCATAATTTTAATAAACGTACTAATTTCTGATTTCACAGCAGACCCCAAAACAGATTTAAATCCCTTTACAAATTTTGCACCTATACCAACAGTCGCAACACCAACTAAATCCATTATTATATTAAGCATATTTAATACCCCTCTTTTACCCCATAACCAAGAATCGTAAACAGCAAATAATCCCCAAAATACGGGATTTAACACTTCACCAATTGCCAAAGTGTCTAAAGCAACAGAAATAACCATACCTTTAAACCCACTCATATACTCACGGATTTGTTCCATATTTTCTTCGAAAGTTTGTTTTTGCATTGTTCTAAATGCATTAACAATATCATAGGTTGGTTTTACCATTTCTAATCCGGGAAATGTTTGAGTAAGGTATGCCCAATCAGAATCAAGACCTAACGTTTTACCAACCTTGAGTCCAGCATCAACAGCATTGCCAAAATCAAGTTCATTTATTTCATTGTCTTTTTCACGAATTACACGTTTGACAATTCTATGTAAGTCATGTTCAGTAAGTCTAACTACTTTTTCCATTTGATAAATTTATATTAATATAAATACCAATGAAAAGTAAAAAGTTATTTTTAATGATATTTATTAGTAAACTAATTTTATGAGTAAAAAATTTATCATCACAGAAGAAGAAAAAACAAGAATCCTTAATATGCACATTGGGGAAGGTTTAGGAAGTTTCAATAAAAAACCATTATTGACTGAAGCAGTTATTATACAACATTCCGAAAGAAGTACTTATGCTGCAGGGGCAACTGACCCATCAGCATTTATTGATACGTTTATTAAAAATTTAATTGCCAAAATAGATGCAGACCCAGAAGCGAAAAAAATGAGAGCAAGTAGTGGTGGTATGATTTGTTCTAGTATTACTGTTACTGCAGGAGCTAGTAACTCATGGGGAGGTCAACCAACAGGGTTTGACCATACAAACTCGTGGAAATTAGTCACACCAACAGAAACAGATTTATACCAAAAGAATAAAGATTTAGCATTAAAAAGGAGTTCGTCTTTTGAAACATCATTATTTCAGAAATTAACAAAATACAATATTAAAAAGGCGGATGTTACAAAAATTTCAACCCAATCTTGGGTTGTGGATACTGGCGGTAAAAATGATAAAGATAGAGACGTGACAGCATACCCAAATGCTGGACAATTTATAACCTGTAGAATGGTATTTAAAACATTAGATGAAATATATGATATCAAAACTATTGACACATATCCTGACATATCACCTAAAATGGTTTTGACGGGTTCTTATTTTTGTAACGGAAAAAACTCACTGGGTGGTGAGGGTTCACCTGACGATTACAAAAATCAATGTCCACAAATAATCAGAAATAGTTCAGATAAAATTGCATCCTTTGAAATTAAATGGAATCCAAATGTGATGAAAAACCCATACACCGTTCCTTTAGTTAGATGGAACTTTTATTGGGACCCGACAGGGAAAAAAATTACTAAAATTACAAGTCAACAGTATAATAACACTTATCCTATTGATAAAGTATTCCCACCATCAACTAACGTATCAAAAAATGATGCAAAATTAATATATATGATGGGAATTTCAGAAGGTAATACAACATCATCAAATGCAAGATATACTAAATACGTAAAACCTTATATCTAAAAATTAGATACCGAAACAAAGTTTACTACAGTATATAGTTTACCACTTTTTGAAATTTTTGCAGAACAACTAATTAATCCCGCAAAGTTATCTAAGTTAACAAATTTTGTTTCAATAATTTTTTTATGATTAGGAGAACTTAACCAAGCATTTAATACGTCATTGGCTAATACATCATATGTATCATATTTACCATTAACAACTGATATTATCTCACCATATCCTTCATTAATGAAAACACTTGATGGTTCTTTTACCCCACATTTACCTTTGGTAATGTTAAAGAGTTCATCGTATAATTTTCTGTTTATTGTATCGTTAGTGTCGTCAGCCTTTAAGTGAAAAGCTTTATCTTGAATTGAATTTTGAGTTGATGTTTTTACTGATGTAAAGTTTTTTAAAGTGTTTGAGGTGTATAACGATTTTAACCCAATACTGATACGGTAATTATTAATTTTTTCTAAAACTTTTTTCTCATATAAAGAATAATCGAAATTCGCATAGTCTATTGTCTGTGAAAATAGATTCACACAAAATAAAATACCAAATAAAAGTAAAAATAGATTTTTCATAATTTATATTTTAACGCTAATATACAAAAATTATTTTATTTGAAATGCACATCTCATAGGTCTTTTGGTCTTAATTGAATCTTCAAAGTTTCCAATAACCACACCATCTTTGATTGTAAAGGCGTGTCTTCTAACTAAAACAAAGAAAGTTCCCTTTGGGTTTTGTTTAACAAATGTACCAACAGTCATACTTCTTCTTTTGGTAATACCTTTAACTTTAACATCGTAAGAAAGAGACCCAAACATATTACTACTATACCTATGACCTACAGGACAAACTTTTTTACCATTAACTTTGAATAAGTTGTCCGCCATTTTAACAAGTGTTTCTGCGGTTCCATAAGTTCCTTTTCTTGGTTTTCTCCCAAACTCATTTGCAACATATTTGTGGGCATAATCATATGACACTTCAAATGCTGATGCAAAGGCTCTGACAACACAGTCGTTTGTCTCACCTTGTGCGGTTTTTGATTCAGTATATCCTTTGATTGCGTTTCCTGTGGCTTCGTATGGTAATTTGTTCTTCATAAGACAAAGATACAAAAAAATTTGAATATAAAAAAAGGTGTTAAAAAAAATTAACACCTTTTAAATGGTCATAAGTCGCAACGGGATTCAAACCTGTGACACGTCCGTGATGGATTGCTCTACCAACTGAGCTATACGACTTATTTTTTTTGTTTTTAGGTTACCCAAAAAACATCATCAATTAACCTAACCTATTTCAATTATAATTCATTTTTTTCAGAAGATAAAGCTTCTTTTTCTTCATATTCAAACATTTCTTTCATAAACTGAAAAAAATCTTCTGAGTTAATATACTCGTAGTGTTGTTGTTCAAAAACGTCTTCCATATAAAATTTTATAATTTTTTAATATATCTTTTTTTCCTGGCTGAATTTTTATTTTTTGATTTGTAGGTGTCTAATTGTGAGTCACAATTATGACAAACCAAACGTAAATTATTTCTCATATTGTTTGACGCATCCCCGTCCACATGGTCTAACACAAAAACTAATTCTTTTTTGTTCCAAATATTTTTTATTCCACAAACACTACAAGAGTTATTTTGTTCAATTAAAATATGTTTTTTAACAAATTTCATATCTCTATCGTAACAGTATTTTTCTTGGTTTGAAATGTAGTCTTCGTATTTTTTTAAGACTTTATGTTCGTTATCACAAACCATAGAACAAAATAAATGTTTTTTATTATATGGTGTAAATTCTTTACCACAACTCTTACAATTATTTTTTTTTAATTGTCCATAGTTATGTGGTTTGTATCCGTTTGGAAATATTTTCCTTTTATTTAAACTGATACCTAATTTGTTAGCAATTTTTTTTATGTAAGTATCACTAACAGAATAAATCCTACCAATTTCTCGGTATGATTTATTTTCTGTAAAAATTAATCTTATTAATTCTTCTTTTTTGTATTTCTCATCAATTCCCATAACATTTTATTAATAAATATTACAATATAATGAAAAACGAACCAATATCTATGAATTTTTTTGTAGTCCCATCAGGGTTCGAACCTGAAAAATTTCTTTAGAAGAGAAATATGTTATCCAGTTACATCATGGGACCATATTAATTAAACCTTTTTTACTTCGTACTTGTGACCTGAATCGGTATTTGTATTGAGTATGTTCGCCATTTGTTCTGCTTCATCTTTACTCTCAAACTCCAAAACTTCACCATGAGAATCTAACATTATGACTGGTAGAAATCTACCGTTTTGAGTCTTAACATGTTTAATGATTACATACATATTTTGTTTCTTTTTACAAATATATGAAACTTATATTAAAAAACAAACCCCCCAATTAAAAAAAGGAGGGTTCAATTAAATATTTGAAATTATTATAACCCTGTTTTATATTTCTGAGTTGACCCACTATAATTTATTTTGACTTTTTTTAAGTCTCCTTGTTGGTTGTATTTTGATACGATTTTGCCTCCATCAATTTTTTGAACATTTCTTCCAACTTTACCTTGTGGGTTTAATAGTAATGATACTCCTTTTCTTGCCTCCTCTTGGGAATTGTAACCTTGACCATTATTTGTTGCTGAAACATAATAACGACTACCTGAATTAAACATCTCAATTTTACCGTTTGAAGTGTTGTGATATTGAACATAAAATTTGCCTGCTGGTATTGTTGTAAAACCTTCTCCACATGTATTTCCACTGCTTTGTATTACTTGACCTTTGAATAAATTTCCTCGAGGTTCTCCATCCCATCTACATAAGGTTTTTTCAAGTTTCATTATATAAACATTTCCCACCCCTTCTACTTGGTCTTTGAATGGTCCTTCAACTTTAGTAAATTGTTCAGACAACACACTTTTTTTAAATCCTTCATGTAAATTAAGGATTCTATTTTTTTCATCTTCTGAAATTAAAAACCTTTTCATATTACATCCCAATAATTAAATCATTTGGGTCAAATTCATGACTCCCTTTGATTTTGTTTTCCACCTCATCGTACATATATGATTTTACAACGGCCGTTATCATTTGGTCCGTCTGAGCGATTTTTGATTCCATCCAATCTTCAAGTTGTTCACCTTCTTCCATTAACTCCCACATTTTATATGCTAAAGTTGCAATGGTAAAAAGTTGTTGTTTTGCCATGTAAGAACCTTCTTCTTTGTTCTCTTTCATTTGTCTTACAACTTGTTCAAGTTGTTTTTCTGTTATAATTATTTTACTCATGATATTGTTTTTATTATAAACAAATTTTTTCATCTCTAGCCGTTATAATAATTCTATCAACACCTTCTTGTCCAAGTAACACCCTTTCAAGTTTAATAGATGTGGCTCCTATATTTTTTTTGTATTTATTTAAATGTTCTACAACCATATAAACTGTGCATGTATCTTTTTTAGGTTTGATGTCGAACTCTAAATGTAATTTATCATAAACAATGTTTTTGTTTGATGGTCTCTGAGCTTCACATATATTACCAATATAACAAATAGACCCAACTGGTGAATAAGGTCCTCTTTTTCCACCCTCACCAGCAGTCATCTGAAATCTATCTCCCTTTTTAAAATTGTACTTTTTTAAAAAGGATGTAAATTCCTTAGGTAATTGGTTAGTCGCATTATTTAATGAATCTGAAGCTTTTTTCAAACCTGCAGATAACACATCACCAATACCATCTTCATTTATTATATTTTTAATTATGCCAATTAATTCTGATTCAGTTAATCTAATTACTTTTTTCATTTTATATTAATTTGTTTTTTATTACCATGTTCTACATGCCCAATATCTTGGTTTCCATCTTGGACCTGGATTATCACAATTGTGTCTTGCTCTAAATGAACGTCTTCTTGCAGGATTGTTCTTTTTAATAACCATTCTTTTACCGTGTGCTGATTTTCCACCAAAACCAAAGTTTACTTTAACAACCTTTCCTTTGTCGTTTTTAACATAAACTTTAAACTTCTTAATATCTCCTTGCATGATTTTACCAAGTTGAACTTTTCTTCCTTGATACTCAGCTTCATGAAGTAAATTAACATCCTCTACTGAACCGTAAATGTCTTCATATAAGAATTCATTTTCATTTAAGAATTCCTCAACTAATACTCTTCTAATTATTGATTCTATATTCATATCAATAAATATCATAGAAATAAAAAAAGGTGAAGTCTCCTTCACCTTAATTTTGGGCCGACATTGAATAATGTCAACTTCTCCACCACCTTGTTTTAAGAACAAGGAAACTACATTTCAAGTTTGGACTTTGCAACTACTACATCACTCATCGAAACTTCTTGTGTTTGACCTAAAATCAAACACTCCTTTAACATTCCGCTTGGGACGTGAATGAAAAAGTCTTTGCCGTTGTATGTGGTAAAATTATTACCCAATGCAACTGCTGTGTGCAACATTTTTAAGAACATTTGGTGTTGTATTTCATCCAAGAAAGTTTCAGAAATTAACTGACCGTGTGTTGGGTGAATTACTAATATACTTTTTACTGTTGCCATATCGTTTATTATTTCTACAAAGATAAAAAACTTATTTGTATAAACCAAATAAATTATTGGTATTTATATTTAATTTTTGAAACGGTCACAAGTGAGCTGTAATGACGAGTATCAATTCCAAAATATTTTAATTCATCTATTACATATTTTTCATAAGAAGAACGGTAGTAGTTATTTGTATTTCTAATACCTCTACCTAAATCGTATCTAACACTATATTTTGAACCGGAATACTCCATATAAGTTGACTCAGTAATATCGACTTCAATGTCTACCTCATAACAAAATTTGTTGTTACCTTTCCAAGAAAATCTGTTTTCGTATTTTCTAACAGATGTAATTTTAATTTTACCCCCCAAAAGCATTCCTCGGTGGTCTTTCCAACCATCTGGTCTACCATCAGTGATGATAGTCATATCTTTCACCAACTTCTTGATGGTTTTTATTTCTTTATCCTTGATTACGTATCCTTGTTTGTTTGCGTTTCCCATACCACAAAGATATGAAAAAAATTTAAAGCACAAAAAAATGGATAAGAAAAAAATCCTATCCATCAATATTTTTTTGCCGGTCGCTCCATAAAAAATAAAAACCTGAGATTACAGTTTTTAGTGAGGTATCTTTTGAAGTATTATTGTTTCCCTTCGTATCCACTTCCTTTTGAGAAGTAATCCTCAATGACGGTCTTTTAGGTTTACCACTCCTTGAGATAACAGTTACTCTCTTACTACTTGACTCTCCTCGAGGATGCCTCCCCAATTAGTCCTTGCGGGACTAGAGGTGTTTGGTAAGAATATCGTTAAACTTGCGGTTTAGACGATGCAATGAACGGCTCATTACTATGTAGTCACCTTTCACTGTTACCTGACGGACACTTTTGCTTATCGTTCGTTAATTATTGGAATAATCAATTTCCATAAGTTTTGTGTCGTGGATTGTAGAAGTAGTGGTCCGTCACGGGCTTCGTTATCTTTTGAACAACGAAATACTCAACTACTCCTTGAAATGTCCCCATTTCCATATTTTTAGACTACTTCATTACAGGGTTTTGGTAAACCGACGTAAGGGAAGTTAGCGACACCACTCGTTCTTCTTCTTACCTCGCGGTACTTCCGCTTGGTTTTAAGTAACCTATCATATTGAAACACGCAATATTGAAGTTGGATAACATCAAGTTTTGCAATATTCCTACGGGTTATTCCTATTGGTGTTCCCACCTCAAATAGACGACCCACACCGCCTATTCATTTTGCCTCATTCTTTACAGCGTTGCCCTCAATACTAAAGCCAAAATGGTATCCCGCTTGTGTACTCGACCTCGATTACTCAAGGCGCAAACCCAACACACTTAAGGGTTCACTTTATCCTACTTTCGTAGTTTATTTTAATGGACTATACACAGCCCAAAGAACTCTATGTTTTTAAACTTCAAAGAAAAGGGGGTTAATCTTTTTTTTTAAGTTCAAACTGAACATTTTGTTCTAATTTCAATCTTTTCAAAGAACGTTTGTGATTTGAATACCGAGTATCTTTCATCACCTATAAGTTTCAAATCTTTTACAAATTTAGTTTTTTAATTTGAAACTGTCAAACCTTTTTTAAACTTTTTCTACAAAAACTTTATTGGTTCCATATTGTTGAGCTCTCGCCATTGCAAAAACTTCATTAGAAGTATATAACTTCTGTCCTTTATCGTTGTAGTAATAAAAAATCTCTACAATCGACATTTCAGTGTTTTCACTCATAAAAGTGTTTTTAAGGTTAATATTTCAATTCATCATTAGGACTTTTCCTAATTGTTTTACAAATCTAACTATTATGTTTCGATATGTCAATAAACCAATAAAAAAAATTTGATTTTTTTGTAGTAATTATAAATATACCATTCCTAATCAAAAGTTCATTAAATTTTAATTTTTTTTCAAAGTATTTATAATATATGAAAATCAACATAAACGATAACACATTCAAATGTAAAGTTTGTAATACCGCTGACTCAATAACTTCAGGTATGATGAATCAAACATTTAATCACAATTTTAATGGTATGATGTTTATGATGCCAAAAAAAACTGAACAAGAATTTTGGATGTATAATTGTCTAATTCCTTTAGATATTATTATGATTGATGGCGATACAATAACAAAAATTAACCATAATTGTCAACCTTGTGATGACGAATCAAACTGTGAATATTACTCAGGTTACGGTGATAGAGTTTTAGAAATCGAAGGTGGTAGATGTAATGAGTTAGGTATTAAAGAAGGTGATAAAATCAGAACCTCTTTGTTTTAGTTATTTTCAATCTTCTTGTTAAGGATGTCAACAAATGCGTCTTTCATTTCTCTTACCAAATCTGAATACGTTCTTGCCTCTTTTTGGTTCGGCACATTTTCAACATCAATACCTTCTCTTTTCATTTGGTTAAGTGCTACTTCAATTTGTTTTTCAGACAATTTTCTAAATCTTAGAAGTTTTTGTCTAATGTCTTTAATAAAGTTATTACTACCTTCGTAAAAAGCAATTGGTAGTGTTTCTACAGGTAAATCTTTGGTGTAAGGTTTATCATACCCACTATATAAGAAGTTGATTCCTGATATGTTTGTAATACATTTGTGTCCTCCTGAGTTTGCCTTTAAGAAGTCATAACCATTAATGGTTTGTTTTTCAGGGTCGAATGAAGGCATTTTACCATAAAGCGCCATCATATCTTTTGATGTAAATCCTACTGACTCTGGTGTTGCTTCTCTTTCTGCTATCTTTTTGATTATTTTAAAACTTAATACTTGTTTTTCTAATTCAGGTTTAAAAATTTCCAATATTTCGTCTTTAATATCACCTAAATTTACTCCTTTAAGTGCTCTTTCTTCTTTAAATGGATTACAAGACGCTTGAACCATACCAACTTGTCCTCCAAGACCAGTAACTAAAAAGTCAGCATCAGGATGTAATCTAAATGGAACGTATCTATCATATGAACCTTTTTTCATACTACCAAGTCCAAACTGAGAAATAACATTACCTGTTTTTTCAATAACACCTTCTTTTTGTCTTGCCTGTAAGAATTTTTCTTGGTTTTGTGTCATAGTTTCTACCGTGGCATAACCTTGTTCTTTAGCCATAGCCTTAATATTGTTTAAAATACTAAGTAATGTTGGTTTTGATTTCATTACCAAAGTTTCCAAGAAATTAGGATTATTTTTGTAAGCCAACAACAATTTGTTAACCACAAGTCCCATCATCATTTTATTTTTCTTCAACGAACTATCTTTATCAAACTTATATAAGAAGTTCATAACCATTTCAGGTGTGATTTTGTTTACTGCGAAGTTTGCAGAGTCTACTGTTGATATCAACATAATATCATCAGATGGGAAAATTTCTTTAGGGGATATCACTTGTGAAATTGTTTCAACATTAGACCTTGCGTGTCTAAAACTTGTTGCAGTATCATCTTCAACTCCTGCTTGACTATCATGGTGGTCTGTATGTATAACAAACATTGGTTTCCCGTGTGCAAAATCTACAAGAACCGGCATTACGTTACCTTCTCCTTCTGGTTTTTTAATTGCAAACTCTTTTGAACCATATTGAATCACTTCACATTCAACTACATCAATACCATGTTGCTCCAAATAGTTCTTCATGGCAATCGCAGTTGTTACACCATCTAAGTCTTGATGAAAATAAATTTTAGCCTTTTTATATCTTTTAGCGAGATTATTAATATCTCTAATACCTGATTCTTTAATCAGCATTTTATATTGGCTTTCCGTTATAATAATTTTCATACTAATAAATACCCCGTAAAATAAAAAAACCCAATTAAATTGGGTTTTCAGTTATTGTTTCAAGTGTCTTGAAGTAGTCAACTCTTGTCTGTGATATTTTTGCGTAGTTTTCACTTAATTCTATACCTAACCATCTTCGGTCCAATACTTGTGCGGCAACTAAACTAGTACCACTACCTGCAAATGGGTCTAATATTATATCGTTCTTGTAGGATAATATTTTAATCGCTTTGGTTGGAATGTCCATCGAGAACGTTGCCTTGGTGAGTGATTTAGTATCTGCAAAGTAATTCCACTGACCAAACACAAGTTCCATAAACTCTTTCTTATCGTTTTCTTCATAAACTGTTTTTTTCTTTATTGTTCCATCCTCCTGTTCAATTTCAGTTGGAACTCCCTTCCATTGTGGTTCACCTTTAACTTTTTTAATGTGTTGTTTTTTGTAAGCCAATATCACACATTCTTTTGGGTTATAGATATATGGGCTTGATGGGCTCATCCAAGAACCCCAAGCAGTAGTCTTACTTCTATGTGGTGATTGTTCTTCTAAATCAACAATACCAAAGAAACCATAACCAATTTCTTTCATGATTTGCCACATTTCAGATACAAAAAAGATACGCCCACCTTTTTTCTGTCTGTTAATCTCATAAGGAATATTAAGGGCAATTCTACCATCATCTTTTAAAACATTGTATGCTTCTGTTAACCAATTTTTGGCAAATACTTTGTACTCTTCAAATTCAACATCATCATCATGAACATCATAGTCAATACCAACACCATAAGGTGGTGATGTTACAATTAAGTCAATGCAACCTTCGGGTAATGTTTTCATTACCTCAACGCAGTCTCCGTTTATAATTCTTCCTGTTTCTATCATTTTAAAATATTATTTTTAATAATTCATATATTAATCCCCATGTTAGTATTATTGTACCAATCACAATACATCCAAATAAAATCCTATAACTTGTTTCATAGTTTTTTTCTGACTTACCTTGAAAGTCGTTTGGGTCCCACTTTTTCATAGTTATAGTGTTTGAGCAATTATTTGAGCCAATTTATACCCTGTAAATGCACCTATTGCTGCCGAACCCGGTAAAACTATAAATTTACCCAACATTGTTTCATACTTTTTTCTATTAACAATATAAGAAATTAATATATAATATACAATATAGTTGATTAAAACTAAAAAGTCCAGTTCTTTTGATGCAAAAACAACAATAGAATTTCCTAAAAACCCCCACATAAAATTAATCAAGGTTTCACGAATTAATTCGTTTGGCGTTGTTATTGCGTCCAACACATTTATCTCTTTATCAAGACCTGTTTTCTTCAAGGGTTTTGATGTGGTGTTGGAGGTACCAGAGGGCTTTTCTGAGGTCCTCAAGTTCTTTGTCTTTTCCTTTTTTTCCTGCACGTGATATATATTTTACTGTATTACCTAAACTAAATCCTAATTCCCAAGCATCAATGACTTTGATGGCTTCGTATGGGTTATCTTGTCCCCCGTAATGTTGTGGATGATTCACTTGTTCTTTTTCAGGTGGTGGACACTGACAAGGTCCTGTGCCACCACATACACATTCTTTCTCCATTATTCGGCTTCTTCTTCTCTATATTCACTTAATAACTCATCGTTAGTTATTGTTCCGTATTTTTCACTTAGACCTTCCATTTTTACATTTTTATTCATCATTCCTCTTATATCGAATATTTGTTCAGCAGTTATCAAAGACGTAACAATTTCTTTAATGATTTTATATGGGTCTGCGTTTGAACCTGGTCTACGGTCTTCAACATAACCTTTCCATTGTTTTGCGGTTTCTTGTGGTACTCTAATAGATGCTCCTCTATCAGATACACCCCAACTAAACTTATCAATTGATTGTGTCTCGTATTCACCAGTCAAACGAAGATTGTTATTAGAACCATAAGCTTTAATATGGTCTTCATGTCTTGAACCAAACGAATTAAATATTGCTGTGAAGTATTCATATCCACCTTTATTTCTCATTCTTTTGTTTGAAAAATTTGTGTGTAAACCTGAACCATTCCATTCACCATGTGTCAAAGGTTTTGGATGTAAATCAATATGATAACCGTATTTCTCAGAAATTTTATAAAGGAAGTATCTACTCATCCAAAGGTCATCTCCACCTTTTAATTTTCCTTTTGAAAACACTTGATATTCCCACTGCCCTAAAGCCACTTCTGCGTTTGTACCAGTTATATCAATTCCATACTCTAAACACATATCTAAATGTTCTTCAACAAAATCACGACCAGCGACGTTGTGTCCAACTCCACAGTAATACTCACCCTGACCTTTTAAAATATTTCTTTTGTGTCCTAACATAGTTCCGTTAATCTCTTCACGAATAAAATATTCTTGTTCAAACCCAAACCATAAATCTTCTTCTTCTTCATTAAGTTTGGCTCTTTTATTAGTTTCGTGTGGTGTTCCATCAGGGGTTAATACCTCACATAATACATAAACCGTACTATTATCTAAAGGAAACCCGCGACTAGTATAAACTCTCACTGGATTTAATAATCTATCAGAATTACCTGTATCTGCTTGATTTGTGGATGACCCATCAAAATTCCAAACCGGTAATTTACCAATTTGTACTATATTTTTAATTGATTCGTAGTCTACAATTTTAACTTTACTTCTAAGATTTGGCTCAGGTTTATAACCGTCTAACCAAACGTATTCTAATTTAACTTTCATTTGTTTTGATTTATATAATTGATTATTGTTTCTTCAGATTCACCACTATTGAATAATCTGTAGACTGAGCGCGAAAATTTGTCTGTTGTAAAAACAGCGTCGGCGTCAAGATATTTCATTATGTGATGTAGATTTTTTAAAATGTGTTCTTTACTAATAACTCTCTTATTGAACCCCATTTTGATTTGTTTTGATGTTATTTAAAAAATTTTCTAATTTTTCTAAATCTTCTTTTTCAGGTGATATTTTTTCTTTATCTAATTCACCTTCAATTTTACCAATTGTTTTACTAAGTAAGTCGTGCTCAACTTCACCATCGATTTCTTTTAATATACGTCTAACTTTATTCCCAAAATCCATATCATTTGGGTGATTTTTTGACAATTCTTTAATTATTTGATGTAATCCTAATTCCATGATTAAAATATAGTTTATGAAGTTTTCTTTGTCAAATTATTTTTTGAAATTAATTTAGATTGAATCATGTAATTCATGACTTTTCTTTTTGTTATTGGTAATATGGTTTCTTTAAATGGGAATTGGTTAGTGTGGTATACTCTAAAAAGAATTAAATTCTTGTAAACCTCAGGGTCTTTTAGATTTTTAATTAGAGTTGATTTAGAATTCTTAATACCTTCTTCAAATTTTTCATTTTCACAAGAACAAACCTTTTTAATTATACATTTAGTTTCGGTAGCACCTCGTTTAATAGGTTTTATAACAAACTCATAAAGAATTGTTTTTTCACAATCTTTAATAAAAAATAAACCTTGTTTTGAATCAATATTTTTTTGATTTTGAATAGCCTCAATTGAAATCGTATCACTAGCAACTTCCCATATCGCTTTTGCTTGGTTGAAGTAGTCTTTTAATTTTTCAGAAGAAAAAACACAACTGTTGTATATTTCACCAATCTCTTCTCTTGTGAAAAGTGGGACTTCGTTAGCAATTAAATCAGAAATTAATATCTCATCATCAGGGTCCTTTAAATTACGATTTAAAGTCAAAAATTGACCTTTTTCAATAATCAAATTGATATTTGCTAAATGAAAAGAAATCTGTTGGAAATTTGGGTATAATTTTAAAGACGTGAGTTGTTTATCTACTTTTTGTAGATAATCTAAAATAACGTATTGTTTGTGTTCAAAATCAATAGGTTCTTGAAATACCCAATTTGTTTCCATTAAATAAATGTATTCAACTGTATTGAGAATGTAAATAAACTAGTTGTATCTAAATACAATATAGGTTTCGTTTTCAACATCAATTTCTTCATAGTCACCGTCATAACTACCAAGAATATTACCATAACTATCTTCTTGTATTATAGTATCAATTATACCCTTAGTGTCTGCATAATCGACAATATTTTTTGGGTCCATTCCCATTTCTTTAAATAAATTAATGAAATTGTCTTCATTATCATCGGCCCAATTATCTATTGCTTCTTCTATTTGGTCTTCGTTGTAATCACCTTCAGGATTTTCTCTAATGTCGTCAATTAGGTCTTGAGCGTCAACAATTTCACCACCTATTTGTTGTTTTTGTTCATCAGTAAGGCTAGTATCTGTTTTAAGTTTTTGATTTAATTTTTGAATTTTAGACTCATAAATTTCAATATACTTATATTGTTGATTGGTTAAAACTTTAGATACTCCCCAATCTTCAGGGGCATCATAAACAACTTCAGTAATATATTCCCTTAAGAAATGTAAAACCTCACCACGGTCTAAGTTAGACTCCCAAACCCATTTATTAAATGCATCAAATCCTAATTCATCAATTCTTGATTCAATAGCATCAGTACAAGAATCGTAAATATTATCTTTATCGTAAACCACGTATTCTTGTTCAAAACCATCATCACCTAACCATTGGTACATTTTACCTCCGTAGTGTGAGTATTTCATAGGATAGATAAAATATTTATCTTCATCTTCCGATACTAATTGTTCGGTGTCTTTTATATATACAAATAATGCTTCGGTTTCGTATGAAATTTCATCACCATTTTGAATATCCCATTCATTATTTGCTCTTAAAACATTTAACTCTTGATATTTTCTGTCTAACTCTTTTTGTTTTTTAATACGGTATCTTAAACTATTATAATCATAAACACTATCAGCCTTTTCATCATCAAAAACATCAACACTCGAACTGGCAATATTTAATTTACCCTCAATTTTGGAAATTAAATTCAAGTTTTTAATATCTTGGTTACCTGACAAATCAAGGTCTCCAACTATAACAACTTGTTTATTTCTGTAATCAGGTAATTTCATTATTGTAGCAACATCACCATTTACATAATTAAGTAAATCTTTGAAGTCACTAGTATCAATACGAACAACTTGTTCCAATTCTTCTTTCAATACCTTCTTTATAGTTTTTTCTATCGACATATGTTATAAATATCCAAAAATACAATTGATTTATCTTT